GACAAGTTCTATATGTTACCGTTTTTGGTTATAAGATGTTGACGGATTCAGTATCACAATATATGTCTTATTTCAAGAAAGGTAAAGACTAATGGCTGGAGAAAGAGCAGCTATATTTGGAAGGTTGATTGAAGGATTATCAGAAAGTGAGCTAGGTGCTTCTGAAAGAGAAGAGACCTATAGAATACTTTTGGAAGTTCTAGAAGAGTTTGATGTTAAAGGCATGGAAGGATATCTAGACATTGATCCTGCTTTTGATGAAGTATGGAATGAAAAGTATCCACCAGAGATTGAAGATTTTGAGGAATGAATGATAACCGAGATTGTGAATTTCCAGAGCGGTAGATTACAAACACCTACCGCTCCTACATATAAATGTTCTATCTTCGGCAGCTACATATACAATTTAGACTTAGAAGCATTATCAAATCTAATACTAGAAAAAGAAGCAGAGATAACATCTCTCGATCTTCCTGAGAACTTGATCAGTCATGGTTATACTGGACTAGGACCCAAGGCACTTACATCCAGATTTAAAGTGTTCAATGCTCTATCATGGGATCATTCAGAGATACATAAACTAAAGCAAGAGATACGTTACATCTACGATATGTCATGTGATCATTTCAAGATTGACAAGAATGAAAAGGTGTATGTCCAGTGTTGGGCTAACGTGTTAAGAAGAGGTGAGAAGATGAATACTCACCGACACAGTGATAACACAGACGGAAGTTTTCTGTCAGGACACTTTACGATTAAGTGCAAAGACACACAAACGGTATATGAGAATCCATTCAGTGACGTTATCAACTGGCCTGAGTATTACTCTTTCAATAACAGTCCAGGAAAGATCAACATCTTTAACTCATACATCTATCACTATACAACCGAACATAATGATGATAGCGAAAGAATAACTATGGCGTTTGATCTATTCTATAGAGAGCCACCAACAGTAGGTAAGATCATAGAACTATAAGTCTCATATATATCCATATGACATGGATATATGAAAAAGAACCCCTCACAGAAATCCCCGAAGGCATCATTGGTTTTGTCTATGAGATAACCAATCAAGCAAATGGTATGAAGTATATCGGCAAGAAGAACTTTTACTTTTCTAAGACCAAACAAGTCAAAGGTAAGAAGAAAAGGATAAAGGTCGAGTCCGACTGGCGTGAATACTATGGATCAAACAAATCTCTCGTTGAACATGTTTCGCTATTTGGTGAAAACAAGTTTGTTCGAGAGATCGTTCATCTTTGTAAGACTAAAGGTGAGATGACCTATTATGAAACCAAACACATCTTTGCCGTTGATGCTGTGTTATCAGAAAAGTATTATAACGACTGGGTGATGTGTAGAGTGAGGAAGAACCACATAAAGAAGTGAGGTGTGATATGCAGGTAGTAGTCTATTCTAAAGATCAATGTGTTTATTGTGACAAGGCAAGAAACTTGCTCAAGACAAAAGCAGTGGAACATGTTGAGTATAAACTCGGTAAAGATTTCGAGAGAGATACACTCCTGGAAATGTTTCCACAAGCCCGATCCTTTCCGGTAATAACAGTTGACAAAGAGTTCATTGGCGGTTATAATGAGCTATACGATCTACTACTAACTTACTGAGGTATAGGAATGATTGATAAGTATGCTCTCAAGGAACAGTTGCAGAATGGTGTAGTTACCGTGGTATTTGAGAAGAAAGATGGAACGGAACGCTCAATGCGATGCACTCTTTCCGATCTATATGTTCCACAAGTATTATCGGAATACGATGGCCAGGAAGCAAAGCCAGCTAAACAGTTGAATGATAGTGTTCAAGCAGTCTGGGATATCGATTCCGGCGGGTGGCGTTCTTTTAGACTTGACAGTGTTAAACAACTTATAGTAGAATGAAGGAGTGAATTATGCCACATCCGCATAAGAACCGACCTCGCAAGGGTCGGCGAAAGATTGGTTCAGGTAAACGCAAAGCCCGTCGTCTAAAAGGAAAGAAGAAGTAATGCCTACTGAATTGCCGACAGCAACAAAGGAACAAGCTATGCAGAATGTTAGAGTTATCAATGTAGGTGCTTCACAAACACCTATTAACTTTATGGATGGACTCGCTCTTTTGTTCATCGGTTTAAAACTAACTGATCATCTAGAAAGCTGGTCATGGGTAGAGGTTCTAGCGCCTTTGTGGGCGCCTTTCATGTTTCACTGGTTTGTAAAGCTAGTGGTTCAGACTTTCTTTACTGGCGAGGACGAAGAGTAATGTCGATGGATAACGGTATTTACGTTTTATTAACTGAGACAGAAAAAGGCCCTGAGTATCGGGTATCATACTCTTCAGCTATAGATAACATCTACGGCGTCTGGAATGCTGAAAGAGCTAAATATGAAGGAGACCTATCTGCGATAGTGTCTACCTTTTCCGAGTCAGAGGTCTTTCATACGCTAAACGAGGCTCTTGACAAGGCAGAAGAAATAGAGAATGATATTGGATATACCGAAGACGGAATATGTGTGATTAGCGATTTCAAGGATTATAGTCACATCTTCAGTTGAGGAGAACATGGCGCAAATTAGAATATACGGAACCGCAAAGAAGATGGAAAAGCGTGAGATAAAAGAGGCTGCTTCATTTTTTTGTGATCATCTGATGAAGCGCCTAAGCAAGAACATTCTTGTTAAAGTCCGATTGAGAAAGAACTTTTTCAAGAATACCAAATGTTTCGGTATGGCCACGTGGACGGATATCGATGTCAAGAACCACAATCACAGAGAATTTGAGGTAGATATTGAGGCTGATTTAGGCCACATATATCTTTTGAGAACACTAGCACATGAACTGGTTCATGTTAAGCAGTATGCTCGTAAGGAACTAGTTGACATGTGTTCAGGTAACTATCAGATGTGGAACCGAGTAATGTATAACGAGAACATTGTAGGTTATAAGAACCTACCATGGGAGAAAGAAGCCTCTGAAAGAGAGAAAGTGTTATACAATCTTTGGCGAGAACATCAAGCTAAATCATGACAGAGGAGAAGAAAGTGAAAAAGTCGGCTGCGGTTAGACGACCTAAGTTTGCTGATGAAAAGTATCTCGGTCCAGAACCCGAGGTCACAGAGAATTCCACACAAACAGAGTTGGCCAGAGCATACAACTGGTTCAACTATTTCTATACAAGTGACGATGCTAAGGCATTCACTATATCCTACCTAAAGAGTATCAAATATGACAACGACACCATTGATAAACTCCGACGGGTCAAAGTCATTGACCTTCACAATATCGGATGGAATTGCCGACTACTCCAAACTGGATCAACATTGCCCGAAGGATTATGGGAAAGCATTGAAGATAGACTTATACTCTTATCCTCAAAGGTGTTGGATGTTTCGGAGAGTGAAGAAGAACAACCTACACAAAAAGTCGTATCAATTCAAGATCGCATTAATACGAAGACGTCCGATCTTATTGGCGAACTTGAGGAAGAAACCGATGTGTTCTTTCGAGAAGGAGTAATCCAGTTTGACATTAAGAAGTGGTCCCTTGAGAAGGGAATTAAACCGCAAATTGCGAAGAGGATTGCAGAACACTTCCGTCCTCAATACGAAGAGATCGTTGAAGCCCAAGAAGGCAAAGACGCCGACCTTATTGAAGCGTATAAAGGATGGCGTAAGCCAGTTCTTAAAATCATGGGTCTCTTTCTAAAGAAGATCATTGACCATATGACAGAGGTTGATGCTGCTGGTCAGGCTATTCGCAAGCCTCGTGCTAAGAAGATCAAGCCTGCAAGTGTTCTTGTATCTAAGCTACAGTTTCTACCTGAGTTCAAAGAACTAAACATCACCAGTGTCGATCCGAAAGGTATTATCAATGCTACGCAACTTTGGGTTTATAATCCTAAAACTCGCAATCTTTCTGTGTATCATGCCGTGGGTCGTTCTGGCCTTTCGGTCAGAGGGACTACGATTACAGGATATGATACGGATGCTTCGCTTACAAAGAAAGTCCGTAAGCCAGAACAAGTCATACCTCAAGTCTTGAATGCTGGCAAGGTTGATCTACGTTCTATTATGAAGAACCTAACCACAAACGATACACAGGCTAATGGACGTATTAACAAAGATACAATTCTGTTGAGAGTGATCAAATGAAAACTCTATACGCTATGTTAGTGTTTTCATCTATTGTAGTTGCTGCATGGTA